TTTTTCATATACTGTAAATATAATACATTATTATATAACTACCAAACTTCTTGAAAACTTTTTTTAAAAACTTTTAGATAAATGTATTATATAGGTATGGAAATAGAGGTTAAAGTGCCTGAGAACTTATCTGAAATAACTCTAGGACAGTATCAGAAATATCTAAAGATACAAGAAGGAGATAATGATGAGATGATGATAGCACAGAAAATGATAGAGATCTTCTGTAATGTAGAGCTTAAATATGTTACTAAGATGAGATGGAAAGATGTCCAAGAGATAACACTAACATTAAGCAACATGTTTGATGAGGATAGTAAGTTCACTAAAATGTTTACTCTTGATCAGGTTCAATATGGATTCATACCAAACTTAGATGAGATAACATTTGGAGAATTTGTAGATCTAGATACTTACCTGCAAGATTGGCAACAAATGGATAAGGCTATGTCTGTTCTATTTAGACCAGTAGATATAAATGTCAGAGGTAGATATAACATAAAGGAATATGATGGTACAATGAATGAGCATTTAAAGGATATGCCTTTATCTGTTGCATTGGGTGCTGTTTTTTTTTTGCTGAATTTAGGGAAAGAGTTATCTCAAGTTATGATGGACTATTTGGACAAGGGAGTTCTGAAGGATCATTTACAAGTCAAGGAGGGTTTAATGCAAAATGGAATTGGTATTCATCATTTTACACAGCAAGTCAAGGAAGTCTTGAAAAGTTTGAATATATCTCCAAACAAACTGCACATAAAATCCTGATGTATTTAGAGTATGTTACAGAAAAATCAATATTAGAGAATCAAAAATTAAAGAAAAGTTATGGCAACAAGTGATCAAGGAATAAGAGGATTTTACTTAGTATTAACAACAATTAAAGATGAGTTGTTGTCAAATCCAAGTATAAAGACTTGTACATTTGGAGATATAACAGATATTGATCTACAGAAACAAACTATATTTCCATTAGCTCACATAATTATAGATGGAGCTACAAATACAGAAAAGACATTACAGTTTAGTTTTACAGTTCTTACAATGGAGCAGATTGATACTAATAATCAATTTGTAGATGATGTATTTGATGGTAATACTAACACTCAAGATATTCTTAATACTCAATTAGCTGTTTCAAACAGACTTGTTAGCAGACTTAGAATAGGAGCATTATCACAAACTGGATATGAGTTAGTAGGAGATCCTACATGTGAACCTTTCTTTGATAGGTTTGAAAACATATTAGCAGGATGGGCAACTACTTTTACAGTACAAATTATTAATGATATAAATGTTTGTTAATGGACTTCAATAAAACAAAGAAAGCATTGCAAGATTTTGGAAAGAATGTAGTTATTGCTGCAAAAAAGAATCTTAAAAAGAAAAGAAAGAGAAGGAATGGGAAATCTTATCCTTTAGTCAATTCAGGAGAATTAAATAAATCAGTAGATGATAAGTTAAAGGTATCTAGTAATTCATTTCAATTAGAGTTTATGTTCTTAGATTATGGATCATACTTAGATGCAGGGGTTGATGGTACTAAAAAGAAATATGGACAAAGAAAGTTTGGATTAAAGACATTTAGCTATAAGACTAAAATGCCTCCTATAGCATCAATATTAAAATGGACTAATAAGAAAAGATTAAGATTAAGAAATAAAGAAACTGGAAAGTTTATGAAAGGTGGTCAGCAGAGTTTAGCTTTTCTAATAGCTAGATCTATTTTTATGTATGGTAAAAAACCATCCTATTGGTTTAGTGATGCATTTGAATCAGCTTACAAAAAATTACCACAAGAATTAATAGATAAATATGCTCTAGATGTGGAATCATTTTTAGACTATACAACAAACAAATAACATGGCTACATACTTAACAAGACTTAGAACTCCTTTCTTTATTGAACAAACTTCAACAGCAGCAACTGTAGGATCAGCAGACCTAACAATTACAATCAATTCAGTTGATGTTTATATAATTTCCAAAAATACAGTTAGTAAAAATGTATCATTTGAGGTATCAGAATTAATTAGAGATTATCTTAATCCTTCATGGGATGGAGTGTTTCCATATTCAACAGCTACCAATAACAGTTTTGTAGTAACTGCTACTATTAAAGTTGAGTTTTATGTAAACAATAGAAAAACAAGAGCAATAAATGCTTTAGCAGGTACAACAGATACCCCAATATCTGGACAAACAGTAACTCATACAATGTATGGATTTGATGCTTACTCAGAATTTAAAGAAGGAATTAATCATCAGTTATCTTATGGGCAAATGTTACAAACTACTACAGATATGTATCTTCCTGATTCTACAGTAGCTTATATACCAATCATGATAGCTGAAGCAAGTCCTGCTACAAATCCTAAAACACCTCCTGCTATAGCACAATATTTTACAGTTGCAGCTAATGTAGCAGATGGAACAGTTGTAACACCAGTTAGTGGAATCAATGTAACTGTCCATAGAATTTGTGAACCAGTATTTGATTATATGAAAGTGGTTTTTGTCAATAAGTTTGGAGGATTACAAATGTTCTATTTTAACAAAAAGAATATATTGAGCTTAAATGTTACACAAGAGAATTATGATTCTATGTTAATGAGTGCAAACACTTACTCAACTACAGCACATCAAAAATATGTTTACAATAAACAAGGATCAGAACAGATTACATTAAATACTGGATATGTAGATGAAGGACAGTTTGAAACAATGAAACAACTCATATTATCAGAGCAAGTTTGGCTAGAAGTAGATTCAGTAATTCATCCAGTAAATGTTGTAACAAATACATTAACAAAGAAAACTAAAGTAAATGATAAACTTGTGAACTACTCAATCAATGTAGAGTTTGCATATGATGTTGTAAATAGTGTTAGATAATGAGCAAATTTCAATTATACATAGAAAATCAAAGAGTAGAGCTTTTTGATAATGAGAGTGTTAGTTTAACTCAGACAATTCAAAACATTAGAGATATTTCTAAAGTGTTTACAGATTTTACTAAACCATTTACACTTCCTGCATCAGATGTAAACAACAAGATATTTAAACACTATTACAGATTTAATTTAGTTCAAGGTTATACTTTTGATGCTAGAAAAAAAATAGATGCTAAGATAGAGCTTAATTCAATTCCATTTAGAGATGGGAAACTAAGATTAGAAGGAGTAAACTTAGTAAAAGGTAAACCTGAATCATATAAAGTTACTTTCTTTGGAAATACAGTAAACCTAAAAGACACTTTAAAAGATGATAAGATTAGTGGATTAACATGGCTAAACAATTTTAATTTAAATTATGATGCTGCAACTATCCAAACAACTTTAACAAATGCTACTGGATTTAGTAAAACAATAGGAACTGATGTATATTCAGCAGCTGTAATTGTTCCTTTAATTTCTAACACAGTTAGACTTTGGTATGATAGTTCTCCAGTTACAAACTTTCCATATTTAAATTCTGATGAAGAAGTTAATGTGGCTAATGGAGGAAACTTATATCCTACAACTGTAGGAGATGCTACTGATGTTCATGGTGTTTATTTTGAAGATCTGACATATGCAATTAAAGCTCATTTGATAGTTAAAGCAATAGAGGATCAATATGAATCAATTAATTTTAGTGATGATTTTTTTGATTTAACAAATGGATCTGAAGCCTACAAAAACCTATATATGCTTTGCCAAAATAAAGAAGGTAGAGTATTTGAAGATTTAGGAATAGCAGAAAGATTAATTACTGGATTAGCAACAGCTCAAGCTAATCACATTATTACTAATGATTCTAGAGTAATAATTTATAATTTAAATCCTAGCCAAACAGTATTAGGGAAGTGGACAATAAATACACAACAAGCATATCCTACTTTTACAGTTGTATTAAGAGAAGGATCAGAGGTAGTGTTTAGGAGAGAGTTCTTCACACAAAATAGTAACATAGCAGTAATTTCTCAACAGCTAACAAATTCTACAGAAGGATATACTGTAACAATAGAATCAGAATCAGCATTTGATATAGCAAGTGTAACATTTGAAGGTATTGATCCTAGTAGTAACACATTAACTTCTCAAACATCTTACACAACACCTTTAGCAATAACATTAACCAAAGATTTCATAATTAGTCAGAACTTGCCTAATATGAATGTTATTGATTTTTTAACTGGACTATTTAAAATGTTTAATCTAACAGCTTATGAAGTAGATGGGATTATACATGTTCAGACATTAGAAAGTTATTATACTGCAGGAACAATTAGAGATATAACAAAGTTTGTAGATCCTCAATCAGTTACAGTAGATAAAGCATTACCATATGAAGAAATAGAATTTAAATATAAAGATACTGGATCTATCTTTGCAAATCAACATGATCAAATTAGCAATACTTCATGGGGTGCAATTAATTATGTAGAAACTGGTGGGTTAGATAGTAACAATGCAAAGTTTAATGTTGAAGCTCCATTTGCACATTTAAAATATGAAAGATTAAGAGATCCTAATGCTCAAGCTCTTGCATTAAAAGACATACAATGGGGTTGGATGGCAAATGAGAATAGTGAATCTTACTTTGATTCTCCAGTTATGTTTATTGGGAACTATGTTTCACTACCAGTAAATGAACCTATTAGATTTTTGCAAACTAAAAACAGTCAAGGAGGAATGGTATCAATTAATGCTATATGGATTCCATCTAACTCTGTAAGTTTAGATCCTACAACTAATGCAGAAACTATTAATTTTGGACTAGAAATAAATGAATGGACAAGTGGAAACAACTTTACAGAATCATTATTTGAAAAATACTATAGGTTTTATATAGCAGGAGTATTTAATCAATCTAAAAGACTTACTAAAATAACAGCTAGACTACCTAAGAGTTTTGTTATTAACTATACACTAGCAGATATTGTTGTAATTAATAATGATAGATTTAGAATAAATAGCATAACTACTAATCTACTATCAGGATCAAGTCAATTAGAACTTTTAAATGAAACTGTAAATGATTCTTTAGCAACACAACCTGATGCAGGAGGAGATGAAGGTCAAGGATCAGGAGCTGCATTAACTAATGTATTAACTCTATTGGAGTGTGATGCACCTAACAATACTTTTGAATCAACATTAACATTAGCAGATTTAAACTTATCAAACAATACAAGAGTTGTAGATGCAGCAGCAAACACTTATAAGGTAACTGGAAATAATGTTCCTAATACTCATACATCTAAAAGTGTATCATCAACTGGACTTACACAATGTCCATCAGGAGATACACCTGATCCTACAAACTATTATGGATTACTAAGGTGTTCAGACAATGCAACTAATTTAAGAACAGCATCACAAGTAGGAAGCCCAACATATGCAATATCTCAACAAGTATTTGATTCTAGTAATGTGAAATACATTATTACTAATGCAACAACTCAAGATACTGTTTCTTCTGTTACAATAGCATCAACACCTAGTCCTGCTCAATTTAGTTGTGGAGGAAATGTTACAATTAATTATTATCAACTAAATCCTTGTTGTGGTGGTACAACTTTTATTGGGTTTAGTGCAAACAGTTCTTTGTCAGGTACTAGAGTTTACAATAATCAAACTTATGTTATATCACCATCTTCAGCTAGTGGAACTATTGATATTGATTCATTAGCAACTGGAACTTGTCCTACATACTATTATTCTTTAAATGATTGTAATAATACAGCTACAGTTGTTCATTTAGGCACAAGTAATTGTGGTAATTTAAACAATACAACTAAAGAATACAATAACACTTGTTATAGAGTTGTTACAACTACAAATCAAACTGGAAGTATTAATTTAGATTCATTATCTAGTTGTTCACCTTGTGGTAGCTCAGCACCAACAGAGTTCTATTTATTAAAAGATTGTAGATATGGAGATTTTACTGTTACTACAACAACTCCTTCTGATATAACTTTAACACAAAATACTACTACAGCTAATGCCTCTAGGGTTCAAGATCCTACTACCAGTAAATGTTTTACAGTTTATGGAACAACAACTACTCCTAGTAATTATCAACTTCAGGTTGGACCTGTTACAAGTTTGAATGTATTAGGTTGTCCTCAGATTCCATGTACTGGTATTGAGTATTATAAACTTTTTCAATGTGCAACTAATAGTTCTAGTTTTATAACAAGCCAATCAACTGACCAAGTAACTTATGCTGTTAATGATATGGTTCATGAAACAGCCACACCTAGTGTAACATATAAAGTTATTGGAGTAGCTCAGTCAGGAACATCAGTACCAGTATCTTCATCTAGTTTAACAACATGTCCACAATATTATGAATTAAGGCAATGTTATACTTTGCAAGGAAATTTTAGATCTGGTAATAGTACTACTGAAATAACTTTAAGTGTTGGAGATAGAGTTAGTGATCCATGTGGGATGCCATATACAGTTTTATCAATAGGAGTTACTGGAGGTGGATATGCAAATGTTGGGACAGTAACAGATACTGGTCAGACTGGTTGTCCAACTTTACCATCAAATCCTACTAGATATTCTTTACAAAGATGTTCAGATTCAAGTACTGGATATATATCATTACAACAAGTTTCAGATGTTACCATAGCTTTAAATGCTACAGTACTTATAGGAACAGCAAGATACCAAGTAGTAGGAACTACAACATCTGCAGCAGGTGCAACAGGAGTTGCATGTGTTGATGGTCAAAATAACTGTTTAACACCAGTAGTTCCACCAGTTCCACCTCAAGGAGGAACAAACTATGCAACATTTATAAGTTGTGATGATCCTAATGGAGCAACAATATATGTTTATAGTTCTCAGCAAATTTCAACATGGTGGGTTATATCTGAAGTAGGTGGGTTTGAATGTTATAGATGGCTAAATTCAAATCAAGGAGTAAGCCCAATAGAATTAAATGGAACTAATTTTAATATATATGCAACTGAAAATACAGCAGGTGCAAACTGCTTAGACTGTCAGCAAAACAATCCAGTTCAGCCTCCAGTAAGACCTCCTGCTCAAACATGTTTTTCATTAAGTTTATTAAAAGCCAATTCAGTTTTTGGTTTATGTGAAACTTTCCATGTTGATGTTTTTACAAATGGCAGCACATTAGCAGCATCATCATTAATATATAGTAATATAGATTGCTCAACTCTAGAATCTAATGATAGATACTATGCATCAAGTATAGGAGGTGGTTATTATTTTTGGGATGCATCAGCACAAACTCTAAGTGGTTCATATAACATAAATTGTCCATAATGAAAGAGATAAAAAACTTTATAGATCCAAATGAAGCTAAGTATTTAATGAGAATGATTGATAGATATGCTGAAAAATCTATGATAGTTGGATTTGGTAAACAAGCAAATGAATATAGTTTAGAGAGAACTTCATGTACAGCTAATCTAGTTGCTAATGATCCTACAGTTGAATCTATACATAAAAAAATAGCAAAGTATTTGGGTTTAAATATTAAAAAAGGTGAATCATTACAAGGTCAAAGGTATAAAGTAGGTCAATATTTTAGAAATCATCAAGATTATTTTAAAGGTGATTCATATGATAGGAATTGTTTATCATCAGGTAACAGAACATACACATTTATGCTGTATTTAAATGACAATTTTGAAGGAGGTAATACAGATTTCCCACACTTAAAGAAATCTATAAAACCTGAACAAGGAAAAGCTCTAGTATGGAACAATTTGCAGCATGGTCATACAAATGAGTACATGACACATGGGGGTACAGATGTAATTAGGGGTACAAAATACATAATTACTTCATGGTGGAGAGAAAATGTATGGGATGCAAGGGGAGATCAAAAAGAATATGAAAAATTATTAAAAAGTTCTCAATTAAGTATTATATAGATAGCATGTTAAAGAACATTATAGACTTACTACAGATAGTAAATGGTGAAACTGACAATATAAAGTTTGCACAAGGTTCTAAATATCTACCTGATAACTGGAAGAAGGGTTTAAAGATTGCTAAGAGGATGGCTAACTGGGAAATAAATAAAAACAAATGAGTGTTATAAAGAAAATACAGTTACTGTTTCAAGCAGATAATAAAGAGGCAAATAAACAAATAGAAGAAACTGCTCAAGAAGTAAAGCAGGTTGAAACTAACATGGAGGAGTTAGATGGAGCTGCTGACAAAGCAACTGGTGGCTTAGTTTCAGGCTTTAAAAATGCTAAGAAAGCTATTTTTGGTGCTATAAAAAGCATTAATACATTTGGTAAAGCAATTAAAGCAGCAGGAATAGGATTACTAATTGCAGGAATTGCAGCAGTTGCAGCAGCCTTTACAAGTTCAGAAGAAGGACAAAATAAATTTATAAAAATCACAAAACAAATTGGTGTAGTTGTAGGGAATGTTACAGACATCATGGCAAGTTTTGGAAATGCAATTTTAGGAGTTGGTAAATATTTAGGAGCTAAATTTAGAGGTGATACTGAAGGAGCTGAAAAGGCAATGAATGGAGTTAAAGATAGTTTCAAAGAAGCTACTGATGCTGTAAAGAATTTTGGAGAAGAAACAAGAAGGGAGATAGCTATTGTTTCTAAGTTAGCAGATGCAACAGCTAGAGGTGATAAATTACAAAGAAGATTGTTAGTTGATAGAGCTAAAGCAGATAGAGAAAGAGCAGACTTATTAGAAAAAGCAGTAGATAGAGAAAACTTTACAACTCAAGAAAGAATAGGTTTCTTGCAAGAGGCTAGTGCAGTAGAGGAGGAGATTACAAATAAAGAAATAGCTTTAGCTAGAATTAGACTTAATGTAATTCAAGAAGAAAATAAACTATCAGGATCTACTAAAGAAGATTTAGAATTAGAGGCACAGTTAAAAGCAGAACTAATAACACTAGAAACTGCTAGACTTACAAAACAAAAAGAGGTTACTGGTCAGATCATAGCTCTTAACAATGAGGAGAAAGCATTAAAGAAAGCTGATGAAGATAAAGCTGAAGCTGATAAACAAAAAGAACTTGATGATGAAGCAGCATTTAAATTAGCACAAAGAGAGGCATTGGCTATAGATGAAGATGCAAAAACAGAATTGCTAGTTACTAAAGCTATAGAAAGATATGATGCTTTAATAGAACAAGCTAAAAAGTTTGATGGTGATGTATTAGGTTTAGAAGAAGCTAAAGCTGCAGCTATTGCAGAAATAACCAAAAAGAGTGAAGATGATACTGCAGTTATAACTGAAACTGGGGAAAAATTTAAAGCAGATACTATTTTAAAGTTTACAGCTTTAGGATTAGGTTTTGCAACTGAAGGATCAAATGCTGCTAAAGCATTGAGTATAGCAAATGCTCTTATATCTACATATGCAGGAGCTGCTGATGTTTTAGAATCTGAAGGTACATTAGTTAGTAAGATAGCAGGAGTTGCAACTGTATTAGCTACTGGATTTGCACAAGTAAAAGCTATAAAGCAAACACAAATACCAGTTCTAAGTGTTGGAGGTATTACAGCAGGTGGAGGAGGACAACAATCTCCAGTACCTCAATTAGCTGCTCCTGATTTTAATGTAGTAGGTGCATCACCTATTAATCAATTAGCATCAGCTATAGGACAACAACAAAGTCAGCCAATCCAAGCATTTGTAGTTGCAGAAGAAGTTACAACAGCTCAGGAACTTGCAAGAAACAGAGTAATGGTTGCAGGAATTTAATAAATAAACAAAATAAAAGATTATAATAATATGAAGATTATAGAATTAATATTAGATGAGGAAACTGAATACAATGGAGTAGATGCTATTTCTATTGTAGAGAATCCTGCAATACAATCAAATTTTGTTGCATTAAAAGATGAGCAAATAAGATTAGCAGAAGTTTCAAAAGATAAAAGAATACTACTAGGTGCTATATTAATTCCTAATAAGCCAATTTTAAGAAAAGGTGATGATGAAGATTATTATATCTACTTCTCTAATGAAACTGTTGAGAAAGCATCACAGATGTATCTTAAACAAGGCAATCAACATAATGCATCTCTAGAACATGAATACAGTTTAAAAGGTTTAACACTTGTAGAAAGTTGGATAGTAAATGATGAGGTCTATGATAAAAGCAGATTGTATGAAAACACTAAAGATGTTCCAGTAGGTACATGGATGGGTGCAATTAGAGTAGATTCTGATGATGTATGGAAGAACTATGTAAAAGAAGGAGTTGTTAAAGGTTTCTCAATAGAAGGCTATTTTGCTGATAAAGCTGAAAGACCTAAAGAGAAGATGAATGACTTTCTAAGTGAATTAGAACACCTTGAGGCAGAGTTTCTGTTATCAGAAATAGAGAATGTAATAGAGGATAAAGAAGTTGCATTAGAGAGCTTTAATGATTATCCTGATGGAGTAGCAAATAATGCTGAAAGAGGGATTGAACTTAATAAAAAAATAAAGAATAAATGTGCAACTGATGTGGGTAAGATCAGAGCAACACAATTAGCACAAAAAAAGAACATTTCAGTAGAAACAATTAAAAGAATGTATAGCTATTTATCTAGAGCTGAAGATCAATATAGAAAGAATGAGAATGATAGTGAAGCATGTGCTAATATATCATACT